AAATGTTAGCAGCACTTTCTTTTACAGCAATACCGCTAGTGTTCACTGGTTCTTCTTGTGTTGTTTTTGTTGCTGGATCTTCTTTCGAATTGTCGTTGGCAGATTCAGCGTATACACCACGTTGCACAGGTTCTAATGTTTGCACATTTTCACCGGCAGGATTTTCCGAAGTTGTTTCGGGTTCATGCTCTGCAGGCTCCTCTTTTTGAATACCGTTCATTGTTAATTCTTCAAGCTCGTCAGCAAGACGGTCTTTTAAAGATTCAATTGTACGGTTTTCAAATTTGCTACGGTTCAGTTCCCCTTTGCCGTTAGCAATTGAGATGCCGTTAAGTGAGTCAAGAAGTACGGAGCGCAGTTCCGTTTCTTTTGACACAACTTGTTGTTCAGCGCGTTGACGAAGTTGAGTTTCGTTGTTCGCACTTTCTTTCAGTTCCATGATTGTTTGTTGATCCGCTTTATACTGTTCGCTTTCAGTGAAGCTAACAGCTGTTTGCGGTTCAGCGCTTGTCGCTGGAGCTGGTGTAGAAGTCGTAGGTTGTTGATTACCTAGATCCTCTGACGTTTTTTGTACCATGTTTGAACCTCCCTCTAGGTTGTTAAAATTTGCACTCTCTGAGAACGTCACAGATTTTACACTATTGTTTTCCAAAATGCGAGTATTTTTTGAGAACTTGTCACTAGGTACAACGACATATGAAATTTCCTTAACATACATGTCGTTCATATCCCATGTGCAAAGCTGTCCATTGTAGAATGTTCCACGAGCGTGGTGAGGACAACCATCCTTCTCAGAAATAATGTGATGGTCACAAATTGAGCATCTTACATCGTTCACTCGCACACCGATTGAAGTTGTTAATAATCTGCCATCGAGTACTTGTTCAATCGCATCTTCATCATAGATGACGGCTTGAATAACGACACAAGGCAGTCCCGCTTCACCAGTCTCTCTGTATTCTGCAGACAGTACACGTCCGATGACTTTCCCGTCTTTCTCGTTGTGATGCAGGATGACTGGTTTAGCGTACGGTGCTGTCCATGATGTTAGACCTTGCTTCATGCTTTCTTTTGTATAGCGAGTAAAGTTACTCGTTACAGATTCATGAATTGCTTCAATCTCTACAATTAATCCTTTGTTCGGTAATTTAATAGCATTTTCTGCCGCCACTTGTTTGTCGGCTTCTGTGAAATTCATCTTTCCAACGACTGTACTGTCAATTGGTTTGAATCCTTCATATTCTTTGAAATCCATTTACGCAGTTGCTCCTTCCTTTTTTAAACTTAAACGACAGCTACAGTACGAGTGATAAGCGGGGATTTCATTGAAATCAACGCGGGCTGTGTCGATAGTTGCTTCGTGTTCTTCACGATCTTCACTGTCACCGAATTGCACGTAAATCTTTTTAGTGCCGAGCTGTCTCGCTGTTTGTGCATAGCTGTACCAATACGTTTTAGGAATGATGTATTCCATAAGGAAACGTAAACGATATTCCAGAGATGAAAAAACAGCTTGAACGTCTTCGCCTTTTTTAATAAGCGATTGGATGTCGTTCAATAAAGTTGAAACCTTTTCTCGTGCATGCTTCTTAGCTTCACTCATAGTCAACGCTTTAATTGAGTAGCGTTCTTTGAGCTTGTGGTCGTTGATGCAACGAGTAGAACCAGTATGTGATGCATTTTCGATTAACGCATTAATCTCTTTTAAAAGTGCATCTTTACTGATTTTAATAATTTCATCGAAATCATCGAAGCCCTTATTTTGATGCTTCACTAAATCAGTACGCATTAAATCGAACTTATTATATACAGATTGAAAATCTTTTTTATTTTTTTCTAATCTTTTTTGGGCAATCAGCTCTCCATCATCCGCTTCTTTCACATTTACAGAAGTTATGCCATGTTGATTCGTTGGGCGGTTGCGTGTAGCAATGTCGTTGTTCGGTGTATTGCTCGCTACTTTACCATTGCCGTTATTTTTATTCTGGTTATTTTGGACGGTTCCTTGTTGTGCCGCTGCCTTGGCTGTCTTATCAGCAATCTTCTCAGCAGTTTGAGCAGCCTTCTCTGCTGCAGCTGCATCTACTTTTGCCTGCTCTTGGAGAATTTGTACAGAGCTTTCTGTTTGTTTTTCAATCGTATTCGCAGATGATTGGTCTGTAATAAGACGAGCGTATAGACGTTCTTCATCCACTTCTTCTTTTTTACCAATCGCACGACGAGCTTCTTCAAGTGTAGTTAAGTTAGATTGATATTTAAGCATTTCATGATTTTCTAATTTGATACGTGTATCAAGCGCGATTTCATTAAAGATGTAATTCACTGCATCGTCTTCACTTAGGATTGGATCGAAGCCACCTTCTAATAAAAGCTCATTGATAATCTCGTTCTCCACGAAAATAGAAATGATTCGTTGGACAAACTTAATAACATCATGCGCTCGGCTCTCCATTGCGTCAGCATCTCCAGCGGTTGTACCTCGCCCCATTTGTGAGTCAGATACACTTAATGCAGTGAACACGCGTCGCTCGAAATAATTTAGATAGTTCGTGACGTCGATAGCCGAACCCTCTGCTCCAATTGTGGCTACATCAACACGTTCATTAGTAATGATTGAACCATCGTCTGCCATTCGTTCTAGTTCCATACGAAGCTTATCAATTTCGCTTTGTGTACCAGACTGCCCTACCCCAGTCGCCCCCACACGCCAATGATAGATTGGTAGTGAAAAGCGATAGATTAAGCTAATAACATTCCCCTCGATTTTACGAAGCAACTTAACATCTTCTAATGCTGCTGCAATACGTGGCATACCGAAGGCGTCATTTGGACCTCTGTCAAAATACATATGTACAACGTTTTCTGGTTTGAAGATTTTCTCTTTGCCGTCAACGATTTGACGGTATTCTTTGATGACGCCATTTTCGTCGCGCTTTATTGAAACGGAAGCGGGATCAATACGGAAGTAACCAGATACAGGTTGGAATGTGCTACCTCCAATTGGTTCAGCTTTTAACGAAACGATGGACCACTCTTGTCGTGACTTCACAAGAAACGCATTGCTAAAGCGATATAGGTCATCCGCGATTTCCTGCATCAATAATTCGAATGGCTTATCTGTTGCGTAACTAATAATTTTCAAACGTTTTTTCACGTATTGAATTGCTTCTTTGTTTTCGCTATCCAGCTTCACGCCAGCTTTATAAATTAAGTATGTATATTTTGTAACGGCTTGTTTTATGTATGAATCTGCTTCGATTGCTGTCTTGATTTCTTCAAGGTCGTATTCGGGATAGACGAATTGATTGCGGTCCTCGCCTTGTCTACGGATAAGACCAACAGCTTTCGCTACTAGGTTTTGTAAACTAGAACTATGAATACTGGTACTACTCGATTTCTTTTCTTCTTTCTTAGAAAATGAAAACATATACTGTCCCCCTATTTTTTAATGTATTAAAAGCGTCGTACGAACATGGTGGTCGAAGCGTACGTGTCTTTAAATCTTTCTTGATAATGAAGTCCATCCACACCTGCTCCACTCCACTTCGTGCATTCTACGCACTTATGATCACCAAGATAGATATACACATGCGACCATGACTTGCTCATACTATGCCCGTCGATGTTGACACTTGCTGGATGTCCTTGATAACCAGTTTTGCCAGCAACTTGATAACAAATGTCGCCCGGCATCATTTTATCTATTTTTCCTCCGACATAAATTCGCTTACCACCTGGCATATTTAATTGTTGGCCTACAGATTTTATTTCTCCAGTATTGATACCAAGGGCTTCTTTCATTACTAGGTATGTAAATAAAGTACAATCCATTCCTAATTTACCGTCGGCACGTTTCTTGCCCCGACCTTTTGCGGAATTGTTATTGTAATAAATTTTGGATTTGTTCTCCTTGTAATATTTCAGGGCAAAGTCAATTATCTTCTGAGCCTTCTTCGATTGTTTGCCATCCTCATATGAAACATCGTAATTATCTGAGCTATTGCTTTCACCCTTGCTATTTCCAGATGATGATGTTGCACCTGTGAAATCGGCTGGATCTGCAAAGTCACTAAAGAACTTTGCGACCTCTTCGTCACTCTTCTTAATAGCGGACTTAATTTTCTCTACTCGTTCCGCTTCATTTGAGATGGACTTCTCAATACGCGCTTCGGTCGTTTTCTTTAGTGCCTTAGCTTCGTGCTCTTTTAGCTTGGCTTCTTCTTCGACATGTTTGTTGATGTCTATACCGTTTCGCATAAGAACTGCTTTACTCGTAGCTTCGTTCGTGTAAGCACGTAAAATACCATCTGTTAAAGTGCAAGAGCTCATTAAATATTTATAGAAATTTTTCGTTGCTTTGAAATACTTCTCGTCGTATTCATGCCTTGCCCTAGCAAGCTCTTGGTTTTGATGTGTGTCTAAGTAATCGTTGGCAGTAATGTATTTTGAATTACGCCAGTCATCCCCTGAGATTGAATCACCGTAAGATTTCGCTTTGTCACGACCTTCGTAGTAAGCATCACGTAATGTTTGCGCTGCATCATTTTGTCGTAGATGCGCAATCGTTTTGTCGATGTTGTAAATCTTAGTAAAAAATAACGTGTTTTGTTTACGCTTGATTTGGCTCCGCGTGATACTATCCGATACATGTTTTAGTGTATTAGGAATGCTTTGGCCAGAAAGTATATAGTGCATTTGAAGTTCTTTTATAGAACCAACGCCAGCTGGAATAGCGACTGACATATTATCTTTCCAGAATCGAGACAATGAACGATACAAACTGTCCACGTAATCTTGATAAATTACCTTCGTGTCATCTAAACGCTTTTTGATGGCCGCTTTAACGAAAGGCTCTACATCTCCAAGTTCTTTATCCAGCTCGATGTCATCTGGAAAAAGTTTTGGTATGTCGTCTGAGATGTCAGTGTTTGGAGTGTAGTCATCCATATCATCACCTGGTGTAGGCATATCATCTGACGTTGTTTCATCATTCCTTACAAACTCACTTTCATCTGGAACGTGCCACTTGTCGCTAGACAAATCTCTTTTATAGTATTGCAAGGAAGGTGTCAATATCTTTCGTACATCTTCCGGCGCAATATCTAACAGCTTTTCAATCTTTTCGATTTTATCAAGAATCTCTTTACGTTCATCTTCGAACAAATCACCGTCTGGGTTTAACGGTATAGTTTCTACAGGTTCGTCACTGTATGGAACATAGCCGTCTGTATAGTAATCACGACTATACTCAATCTTTGGTTTGTAGTTAATCGGTTGCTCGTTGTAGTCTGCCATGTGAAAAGTCCTCCTTATTAAAAAATCCCCTTAGCATTTTACAGCTAAGAGGATAAAAAGGCTATATTTTTACCAAACAGTTCTTGTTGCGCCGCCTGTACGACTTCCCCAACCGCGTCCGTTAGAGCGTCTACGAGAAGAATTTCGTACTTGCGTCCATGTAGGACGATCCCCTGGTAAGTCGCCGTCATGGTGTGCCGCTTCAATTTGTTGACTAAAGCTTGTTTCACTTGCGGCTGCTTGGCGTAATGATGTTTCTACACGTTTTTGGCCAGGGCGTTTTTGTATAGATGACATCGCCATTTCATATCGAACTTTTTTGATTGTATTGGTAAGCTCCGTAAATTCGAGTACGAATGCAAGGAAAGCCAAACCTAATGTATCGACAAAGTGTTCATTTTCAGAAGTGAAAATTGGCGCACCATTTTGTTGCTGGCGCACTACTTCATAGTCGATTAATTGCTTATGTAAGATTTCATCGAATGGAGAAAGAATCAATTGCTCACGCTCGAAGGCCATAATCAATTGGTTAACCATGAATGGTTTCATTGGCTCTTTAACCATCTCTTTTGTAACTGGGTCCATTACGTCAATTTTGTTAGCAAACTGCCAGCCCTTCACTTTATGTTTAAGGCCCGTCTCTGGACGTTCTTCCCCAATAATATGTAGACGTTCTATTTGATACTCGCCTGATCCGCGGTCACAGTAGATCCATGTCGGATTATATATTTCGTTTAGTTCAACAATTAAATTAACTGCTGCATCGTATGAATACTCCGCTTTCGGTACTTCAATACGTTTAACAACAATGAATTTTTTCGATTCAATGTCATAGTCCATTATCAATATACTGCTTGATGCTTGGTATTTCATTTACGTTATCTTTAGGCTTTCCCTAAATGCTCAGACTATATCATCATCTTAAAAGCGAATGAGCTTTCAAGAGCTTTGCGCTATTAATAGTCGTTGAACCCTGTTACTTAATTTTAAGTAACCATGGCTGCTGATTCCCCAATCCCTCTATGGGGCTATAAGTGGGTTCCAGCAATTCACAAAGTTTTGCACTTGTAGTCACCTACAAGGGGGACAAATACTAAGTTGAAGAAACAAGTATTTTCTTATCCCAGTCAACACCCATTGTACGGAATGTATTACGTGGCACAGGTATGCCATCGTACACTCTATTAATTGGTGTCGGGGTACCATTCTCCGCTTCACGCTTCACGCGATCCAACTGGATAACAGATAGCGGATTGTAGTAATAGTTTTGGAATGACATTGCTTTATCGACCTTATCTTTGTTGAATACACCGGTATCTTGCGCGCCGAAATCTGCTTCGATTTCATGCGTGTAACCAGACGGCGTAAGTTGAGCTCTGAATTGAGCTTCCATCGTAGCATCCCAGTTCGGGTTATGGCTTGATGGATGGAAATGTTCAGTGAAGCCCATTGATTTATCGGTACACGCTTGATAGAACTTAGAGCGAGCACCTGTTGGAGTAGATGACAAGAAGATACCGATGTCGCTACGTTCAGCGGCAATTGTTGTTACGGTATCAAAGTCAGCTTCGGTCATATACGTTTTCACTTCGGACTAT